ACCCGTAGTTCCATCATCCTTAATAGAAAGCACTAGTAGAGTGTTACTATCTTTAGTGGGATAATTATATGCACGAACTATATTAGGTGTAGGGGGTTGTCCGACCTGTGATATATCTATACCATCTCTAGTCTCTATAGAGCTATCACCTACAAACTTTATATTGACACACTCAGCAAAATGGTCTAATGGTGTAGTATCCACATCTCCACGCGCCCATAGACCACTAAATGAGTCTAGCACTAATGGATTATGGTCTCTATAACTACTAGGCATAATCTTAAGCCGAAGTAACTATTTTCCAAGCCGGAACAGCCTTAGTTCCACCATTAATATAAAGTTTAGCATTAGTAATATCTACCAATAGACTACCTTTACCTGCAAAATTAGCATACGTAGTTGCATCAGGAACACCTGCATTAGTAAGTATACCTATTTCTTTTGCATTCAAATCACCCATCCATGCGAACCAATTCATTTTACCAAATGCCTGAAGTGGAGAATACATAAACACACTCCTTTAGAATTGAACTGTTCTTTTAAAACCCTGTCTAAATGGTCTACGTCTAGTCATAATAGCTTGCTTGCTCTTAGTTCCAATACCAATTACACGGTCCATAGCTAATGCAGCATAATTATTTAGAGACATTGCTCTTGATTGATTTTCACCAATAAATTCTGAACATAGTGCTGCTGTTCTATATTGAACAAATGATTGTAAATTAGCTCCAACTATTTCATCATCTTCACTAAGAATTTCAAAAAACATTTGTCTAAGATAATCTATTTTAACCTCAATATCACAAGTAGCCGGAAAGAAAGTAACTTCCTCATTTTGCCAAGTATATACACCTAGTGTATTGGTAGCTATTCCTTCCAGTTCTATAGGAAGAACCTTAACCCTAGTCATTCTAGTAAAACCTTTACTTTGGCCTGCTTGTCGTTCCCAAAGTAATTCAGGTTCTACCATATCTGCTGGTAACTTATTATCTGGTAAATTTTGAAAAACTAATTTATTAGTTCCAGCTTTAGCAAGAATCACAAAAGATTGAAATTCAGTTATAGGAACCTGATTTAACTCTAAGAACTCTTGTAGTTCAGCTAATGCCATGTTTAGATATGGCAATTGAACAGTATATGGATAAATAGATTTAGCTGTATCATTCAATAATGCAGCCGATTTATCCATCATATCACCGGCTGTTATTGTAACGTTAGGCATCTTATCTCGCTTTAAATTCTATAACTCTTTTACCACATTTTAGACAAATGACATAGTGCCATAATTCGTCACCACGCCATTCTGTATAATTCATACACGGTTCCATTTGAAACCAATGTTGAATTTTATGTAAAATAGAGTTACGAAGCAAACTGTATACCAAGTTCCTTAGCCTTAACAGGGTCAGTAACAGCTTTACAGTTAGGACATACTGGAAATTCAAGATTACGTGGCGAACCACATGCTACACATTTAGACATACCCATCATTACATGGTCTTTCATCCAATCTTTATTTTGTAGTCCCAATTCCCTAGCAGCAATTTTCATATCTTCTAAAATGCTTAATGGATTCCCATTAGTTCTAGCCCAAAATCCATCAGCCATCCTAATAAGTTGATTAAAATAAGCCTTCTGTCTTTCCTCAGCTCTTTTCAAAAGATTAGCATGTGTCTCACGAATTTGTTTTAATGAGAACTCACCTGGAATCCAAAATATTCCCGGCATAACATCTGGAAAGGACACTCCTAATAGCCCCTTACAATAATCAGTAACCACTGAATCAGCCACCTGAATCGAACTATTAGTAATCTCCAATAATGGCTGTTCTTCATCAATTTCACGCCACCATGAAGCACTGCCTACCACTAGAATAGATGGTTCTTTAACACTACCAGCTTTCATTTCATAAACAGATGGTGTTATAGTAGATTTAATTTCTTTAATATCCTTTGGATAAATAGATACTATGGTAGACTTATCCATAGGATTCAGTTCTGCACGAATAGTTTGACGACGAATCTGATTCATTGCCAGCGTACCAGTACTCATTTATTCACCTTTTCATAATTACGAGGAACGATAATAGACTCACCTGTTACGTAAGTCGTACCTTGTAAAGAGGATTGTTCACCAAAAAGTTCTTCTATAATACCATCTACTCTTTTACGTTTAGCCTCTACTTCTTTTTCAAGTGTATTCTCAGGGTCTACATATTTAGTGAGTGAATGGTTGCTATATTGGACTGAATAAATAGTATCAATGACAAACTTAGCTGCTTCAAATTTAGGTGGAAGGTAGTTACCTTTTTTATCCTCAAATACCCAGATTGGTTCATACGATACTCTAGTAGCAGGTAAGTCATTCTCATTATATTCTGGAATAACCACTAACCTTTCTAATACATACTTTTCCTGTATCCATTGTCTATATTTAGGAACTTCACGTACTTCAGTAACTGTTCTTAGATATAGTCCACCGGGCGTGATATCATCGTATGTTCCTAAACGTTTTTCAATCTGGTCCTCGGACCAAACTATTCTCCATATTGGTATTCCACTTATAGAGTCAATACCAAAATGATTAACTAAATGTTCATTTAGAGTTTCGATGGTTTCTGTGAGTTCCATATGATTATTAAGTGCCGGTTTTAACTGAATCCATAAACCGGCAAAAAGGAAGTAAATTAGTATCCAGTCGGCACAGCCAAGTTATCGATATATGACGTAGCAGCAGGATTATTTACAAACACCTGCATACCAACAGTCATATAGAAAATATCTGCTGCCGATACACCACCATTTGAGGAACGAATTTCAAAAATCTTACGCCCATCAGATGTGTAGAAACCAATGGGAAGAATTTCTGCACGTCCCCAAACTTCATCGCTTACAAAGTCAATTCTCTTTTTATCCCAACTATAAGAGGGACTATCAGGAGCGCCCGCAAATGACATGCGCTCAAAATACATATCCAAGCCTTCTTCTTTAGGCTGTTTTTGGATATAAGAAACTGCCTGACCAATTTCCTCATAGGCCTGTTTCTGACAAGGATGTAGCCAAGCCTTTGGTTTAAAGTTATTTTCCATTCCAAGTCTATTACCAATCTTATTGAGGCAAAGTCTAGGCAATGGCAATGCTAGTGAATTACCCCCACCATTAACACGATTAGAACGAATTTCAGGCGTAGTCGCACGACTAAAACCAAGCCATGTACCTACAGCAGCATTTGAATGATGATATGGCACACCATACAAACCGGGCAATGAGTTAGGCGAAGTTAGACCATCAACAACCAATACACTACCACCGGGAATTACCAATGGTGCTGTTGATGTAAGGTCAATGGTATTGTTTTCCACATCATACAATGTGACAAGACCCTTACCTACAAGAGTAGTTTTAGCAGCATTAAACACCTGAAGTGTTTGACCATAACGAACTAGTTTCGCACCAAATCCATCAGCATTCATTACAATAGTATTGACATTTCCAACCGCTGTTGCAGTACCAACTACACCAACAGTACCGCTACCATCTTGCATAAGCTGATTATCTAGTTGCTTACGCATTTCATCCAACGCAGTAGCAGTAAGTCTTTTAACACCATTAGTGATAGCTTTTCTATCACTATCAGTGCTCCATTGAGTAAGCTTAGTATATTCGATATTCTCAGAAAGGAATACCGCAGATACTACAGCCTTATCCCAAGTTGGCCCACCACCTCTACCCAAATCACCACCATTAGCATCAAAATATTGAAAACTACCACCGGGACGAAGTTCCAATGGAAGTCTCATTTGACGATTAGAGATAGTCTCAACATCACGTTTCTTGATGTTGGAATAAAACTTATCATCACGTTCAAACAAAACTCGAATTTTGGTAACAACCTTTTCGAGTTCAAGTGCAGAAACTTGTTGTTCAACTACAGCCATTGTTCACTCCTTAAACTAGTCCTCAGACATTAGATATTCTAAAGATGACATCTTTGATGGGACTTTACCTTTAGAATCTTTTGAATCGCGGCCACTATTAAAGGAGTGTGGCTTCTCATTTTTGTTATTACCGTTGCGCGAGGCCGTCTTATCCTCAGTCTTATCATTACCAATTCTTTTACCAGTACCTCTCAAAGCTTCATTTCGGGCCTTTTTAATGACTGAAGGCAACAGTGTTTTAGCTTTGGAGATAAAAGCACCACGTATTCTATCCATAGATGTAGTTGAGAAATCATCAGCAATAGCTTTTTCCCATAGTTTATCAACTAGTATTCCAAATCTCTTGTCACGGTCAATAGCTGTTTTAAGTTCGTCAAATGCATCTTTAGAAGCATTCTTACGAACATATTCACTCATAGATTCTTTAGGGTCAATATTAGCTGAAATAGTATTACGTAAAACTCCATTTACACGTTCACTTAATCCATGATTAGCACTCTCTATTTTACGTATATTAAATTGTCTTTGTTGTTCGTTTAGTTCTTTTTCTTTAGTTGTTACTTTTGTATCTTCAGGAAGTGTATCTGAAAGTAATGATGGCGGTACAAATGTGGATGATGCAAATACAAATTGATTAAGGATTTGAGCAGCGGCCTCAAGATTATTATTCTTAGAAGTCCTAGCTTCATTAACCATTGCAACAATAGTATGCCTAATAGTATTTCCAATTACATGATGATATGCCTTTTCATCTACTCGGCTTAATGTGGGAAGATAATCATCAACGAGTTTAGCAAATGCTTTAGTATTACCTTTAGCAGCTCTTAGTAAATTTTCAGTTTTACCATTTTTTAAATCATTCTCAACTTGGTCTAATGTTTTAGACTTCTCTACAGCCTCTTTAGCATCATCAATAGTGGGTAACAGTTCTGTATATTTCTGTTCCCTGTAGTATGCTTTTTCAAGATATGGAAAATCCTTAAATACGTTAGGATACTTAGCTAGGATTTCTTTACGTCTAACTGGTGTAACTAATTCTAAATCTTCTTCTTTAGGTTCTTTAAGTTCTAGCTCTATCTCATCTAGTTCATCATCATCATCTTCAATAACTTCGTCTTCGTCCTCATCATCTTCCTCAATTACTTCATCATCATCTTTATCATCTTCTTTAGATGCTTTAGCTTTTTTAGACTTATCTGTTAAATCTATAGGTTCATCTTTAGCTTCAACATCCTCATTTAAAAATTCGATGATATCTTCCTTCCCCATATCACTGGATGGAGCAGTATTACCACCACCACTATTAACAGGAGAATCAGGAGGATACTGAAAGTTAATTAATTTACTGAATCGTGGGAACATTGGCATCTCCAGTTATAGGTGTCTGAGTATTTTGTTTAGGTTTGCTATTAGGTGCAGATTGTTGACCGGGATTAGGATTACCATCTCCCGAATTACCTTCAGATGGTTTATTGGTAGATACTGATTGCTGTTCCATCTGCTGTTGTTGCATAGCAGCCATTTGTATTTGTTGTAAGTGCATTTTACCATGTAGTAATACGTTACGATAACCTTGTTCATTATCAACTTTTGCTTGCCTACCTATTTCACTACATATCCATTTTCTACAACATTCAAATTCTATATTATGATTATCAAATACCGGGTCAATTTCAACTGAGCTTATCTCAGGATTCATCATATCCCCAGTTTCGATGGGCATAGAATTTAGTAATATAGTAATTTCAGCATTTTGTTTAGTAACATCATCTTCACCGGGTACATAGAATTCTGGAATACCTAGTGATTCGTGAATAAGTCTACGATTTTCAGGAGCCGTGAGAATTTGTATAATTTCAGGATTACTGTTCTGTAACAATTTCTCAATAACATCTTTACGTGCTGACCATGTAAGAGGGAGAGTATCACCAGCATCTAATTCTATTTTACCAATGCGACCCTCTACCTCAGACTTACGAATCATTGTATTTATAAAATTGCCTTGCTTATCTCTCTGTACATCCCGTTCATCATCTTTCATTTCTTTAATGAACAATGGAATTACTTTACCAAATATACGTTTCCACCAAATCGTAAACATCTTCCAAGTATTTTGTTGTCTCTGTAATGCCTGAGCACGAGACATACTATACTGTGATGCAGTCTCAGTTCCTTCCATATTACCACCAAACAATGATGGTAATGCACCGGAAGTTAATTGTGCCATTGACTGTACTTGTGTAGAGAATGGCATTACTTCTTGACTTAGTGTAGCTGTCTTTAGTTCCATAAATCCGTCATTTAATGACTTGCCGGATTTAGGTTTAGCTGGAAATATACCACCGGGAGTTACTTCGGTTTGACCATATGCTGTAAAATCTAATACAGCAGGGTCAGCAAATGTTTGACCAATTCCATGTTCAATGGTTTGAAGGACTAGTGAAGTAAGGTCATTAGTAATTTCTTGTATGCTAACTAGTCCCTGACCAGCAGGTTCATAATGTAAATAATCCGCCATTGGATTTTCAAGTATTGTCCAATTATCATCCAATGATGCATTTGTTGCTTCGGCAAACTGGTCATCTACATATGTAATACATACTCCATTGGGATATTTCTTCTTTAGTTTTTTAACATCAGCTTCATCACCTAACAAATTAAACTTACATGGCCGTATCCATGCTTTATGAACTGTAATTACATTGATAGGATATTCGCCAAGATACTGTGGAGATAGACGCGCCCATGATTCATAATAATTATATGAACTATTAGGACGCCCCGCGTTTACACATTTTAGAATCTTTTCATTACCATGAAGATGGCCATATTCCTCAATTACTGAAGTATAGTCCTTTTCTTCACTGAAAATTAGATAGGGTAAATCCTTCTGCTTTTTAACATGATTAGGTATTTTAACGTTAAGTCCGCCATAAACTTCAAGGCAAATACGTGATTTAGGTTCTCTAGTTACACCTATCAGTCGTGTTACACTAAATTTCTCCCGTCTAATTTCCGGGTCCATTTGCATCATACAAGCTGGACACAAATCAGCACCTTTATATTGTACATTATATTGTATTTCAGAATCTTCATTATCTGGCATGAATTCATCAATTTCATCAGTGCTATTCATTTTTAGTGATGGGTTATTCGCATCAAATGGATTACCTTGTGTTGGTCCCATTAATGCAGGATTAGGTGCTAATGGAGTATTCTCAACAGGCTGTTGCATCTGTTGTTCAGGTTGCATAGTAGTATCAGATATAATATGACCACAATTACTGCATTGAGTTATTTCGTGTTCTTCCTCTATTTCATCGTATTCCTTATCATCATATTCTCCATATTCCTTTGAAGAGTGTGAATAATCATAACATGCAGTCATTCCTTCAGTAACGAATACGAATAGTCCATGTAACCAAAGTAATGCTACATCATTATGACGATATACAAGTTCTGCTATCTTATCTCCGGAACGTGCTGTAATTAAATCTAATGTATTCTCGGCATCGTCGGGAAAACATTTGATAGAAGGAATACTTACTGAAAGTGCCGCTATGATAGATTCTAGATATGCCTTGTAAACATTAATAGGATGGTCATATGCACCTTGTGTTCCATCATCACTGCTTTCTGTATTAGGCGCAACACGCCAATCATGTGCTACTTCAGAATACCATACACGTTGAAAACCTTCCCACAATAACTTTAGTCTACGCCATGCACGTACTTGACGTTCACGTACAGCATTATCTTCCTTATAACAATCATCAAAGATTGTTCTCAATAAACGTTGGATTTCGTCGTTAGGGATGTTATCCTTAGGCATCTAACTTAATCTTGTAAGAACGTAGGATTAAAATCGAATCTTGGAGGTCTAATCTTATTACGGGGTAATCTGAAGGGTGCTGCTACTACAGTAGATGCTGTACCTTCAGGACTATATATTGTATTATCATATTCTTTACCGAATTTAAATTTCATCATACTTTTAAATCTATCAGTCATTCCCTCGGGGTCTACAGTATTATCTAATTTCCACGAGAGTGGAATATCTCTGACCTTATCTCCACCACGTATATTATACATTCCACGATTAGTTGTGAATTGGGGGGTACTTCTTATTTCACTCAACTTCCGTTGTTGACTAGTCAGAATAGGGGAATTTCGTAATTCCCCATATCTATTTAGACTAGCAGCGTTCATTGCATCTATACTATCACTAAAGGTTTTTTCCGCATCAGGTCCATACTTACCTAATATATCACCCATCCTATTAACAGGTGCTCTATAATCACCAGTCCTCAATTTATTACCTCTAGCAAATGCAGTTATTTCATGAGGAATATCACGATATGGTACAATAGCTTTTGCTGCATTATAATCAGTCATCATACCGCCGGGAGTTAATGCATCAGTTGCAACATGTCCGGTTTCATGTCCAAATAGTTCTGTTGCTTTAGATGGACCTTCATCTTTAATAGCTTGAGCACCTTTTTTAGTTAAATAAATTGGTTTCCTTCCAAACTTATCTGATTTTTCAGGTGTTACTAATGCTTCAGTATTTTTATATGCACCTTTATTAGCAACAAGTTCTGGTTTAAGTTCTTCTAATGTTACAGCACGCGGATACCGTTTAACTAATCTTTCAGCACCTTCTACAGAATCCTTACCATGTGCCTTAGCTTCTTTTAGAAAAAGTTCTGTAAAATATCTTCTTAACCCGGCATCAGGTCTTCCCTTAGCATCTTTATAAAGTGTTACTAATGGAGAGGCTATCGCTGCTGAGGGTCCAAAAGTACTAGTTTCTACATTAGTCGGGTCATTCACATAATCTTTATAAAATTTACCAGCACCCTCTAACATTCCTGCTCCTAAACCTTTCCATGTAGCTCCACCAGTGAAAGGTATAGTTGCAGGGGGTTCTAGAGTAGGTGCATCTAATTTATCTGGTATCTCACTTATAGGTTTACTTAAACCTAACATATCTAGAAAAGTTGGACCAGTCTTAATAGCAGCAGGCATCTTACATTCCCTGTTCTATCATATCCTTAACGAAGTCCCAAGTCTGGATAGGTAATTCTGTATGGTCAATAGAATCAACTTCTCTCATTTTAGTAACAATAGGTCTAGTCCATCCCATACTTTCAGCTACGCGCCTTGCATCTACACATAATCTACTGTAGGTTCTACGTCCCCCACCTGCAATAAAGAGGGTATCAACAGTACCATCATGTTCTACCCATACTTTAAAAGTCATTATTCTAGTTCCTTAAATTTCTTCATGAAGTTTTTAGTTGGTCCGGTTTTTAATTTTTCCTTAGGATTATATCCCTCGGTCTTTTTATCTTTCTTATCAGACTTATCTTTACTATCCTTCTTAGACTTATTGAATGGAAAGGGCATTATACTGGTCCTTTCATTAGCTCTTGTTCTAAATCATCTGTATCTATTCTGTTTCCTACATTTGGTAGTGGTTCATTATAAGGATTAATACTAGATAATGTTTCAGTACTAACCTTACCAGTAAGAGGGTCAGTAGTTGATAGAATAGGATTATTAGCTACCAATTTAGCTTTAGCTTTATCTTCCGCTTCTAACATTTGTCTACGTACATTCCAAGGAACATGTTTATTAGTAACAGGTAATGGTCGTATTGGTTCAGTAGTTGTTATTTCCTCTGGTGTTCCACTCTTTCTCAATAGAACTTCAATAAGTCTTAAATTTTCACTACTTAATCTTGCATTCTCAGTCTTTAAAGTTTCACAAGATGCACATATCTTATCTTCATGTTCCTGTTCTCTACAATCAGGACAGTGAGGATTCCACCATTTATGTAGCCAATTAATCATATTATGTTACCGTAATGGTATATACACCAGCCGCAATAGCAACAGTAACAGTAGCAATATCAGTCATTTCGATATCTTGGGGTCTACCATTAAAATCAATAATTGTAATACAGTTAGTTTGAAAATTAAATAACATACTCCTAGCATTATTAATGGGACCATCATTCAATAGACTGAATGCAATCCCCGGTCCAGTTTTACCATCAATAGCTATGTTTGCGATTGGTAGAGGCATTATTTTCTCCTGTGAAACCTAGATACCATTTTCGGTGAATCATGTTGTTCAATAGTATGCATGTTGCGATGGAATGCAGTCCAATCGCCTGATGAATTTAACTGATTAATTATTGCTGCCTCGCGTTCAACTCTTTTAAATTCAGCGTTTGCTTCATTAAAGTAAGAGTCAGCAGAGTCCAAAGCATAACGTAAATCATCATATGGGTCATCACCTTCAAACTCTGCGACATCCTCTACAGGTTTACCATCTTTCTTTTTAGCATCATAATTACACGCTTTAATCGAATCAATCATAGTAGGACAACAATTAGGATGTCCATCATGATTATTCGCATCACAAAGAAAGATTTGTAATCTAGGAAGATTATCTTCAGGTGCAGGTGGGTCGAACAATCTTAGATAGGATTTATATTCCTCCATGCCTTTCATTCTATATAAGTACATGGCATGTTCTTCGCTATATATAGGCATTTCACTTGATGATACAGATGGCCTCGCCTTCCATCTTAAGTATTCATGTATCAACATTTTACCGGCTATTCTTGCACCTGATGTATTATTTGATAAATCAATAGGTTGCTCTAGTGCCGTTTCAATTTGTTCCTGAATAGTATGTTCCTGTCCTCTATCTTGTCCAGCAGATTTACAAAACTTAATTGCCTTAGGCTGTTCATCATCAGCGAATTTCTTAACTACAGGTGCCCATTCAGCAATTTTAGTTTTAGTCCAATATATTTCTCTATATAGGAAAACTCTTTTATTTGGACTAACCGCATAGAATCCAATATAGGTCATTGCTGCAAATCCCCAATCACCTATAATAAACTTAGGCCACCATTTCGGAATTTCAAACGGCTCGCATACATGTAATGCATTATCAGGTTCATCAGGAAATCTCTTATCCCTAAATTCATCAAATACTTGTCCAAGATATGCATTCCAATCACCATGTCTCTTAGCTTTTCTTTCAGCCTCGGGCCTTCCTTCTAATGACTGTGCATATGTTGGGTCGATATTATCGATGTTATCATCTAGTGTTGAATGTATATAAATGCGTTTATTACCACCCTTACCTACAATTATTTTCCCACCTTCAGGATATGGGTCAATAAATCTTTTCTTAACAAATGTATGCCCTATGCCTCCGGGCATACCAGCACCGCGTATAATAGATGGTAATCCTGAACCTACAGGTGCTCTGTTACGTTCAAATCCGATATATAAATAAATGTATTCCGTACAATTTGTTAATTCGTCAGGTGTAAATAGAGAGATTTCCATTGAATCATAGTTATGAACATCCTTTTCTTGTTCACAATGTCCTAAGAATATCTGTGCTCCAGCATTACCTCTAATACCAGCACCATATTGGTCTTCTCTTGGAAAAGTCCAAACCATATCTGTTGAATTAAACGTAGCACCGAACTTACTATATAATTCTCTAGTACGTCCAACTATTTCCTTTTTAAGATCTGGATAAGTTCGTCGCATGAAGACTTGTTTAAATACGGGATTTTCATGCCAACGATGGACAATACCATACACAAGCAGTACATCAGATTTACCACTACCAGCCCCACCACCATAGAACCCTTCTTTAATGGTAGTTGGTAAGGCAAGGAATTCTGCCTGTTTTTTATTAGGTTTCCAAAAGCCTTGTTGAAAGCCCATAGTCTATTAAACAACTTTCCAATTAGTTCCATCCCAACGTATAAGTACAGTAAAAGTTCCACCACCAGAAACAGTTGACCCTGAAGTATTAACTGTACTATCAGTTACTACTACAAGATTACCTATTGCACCCTGCGCTCCTGCTACTGCATTAGCGAAAGGACGTGCTAAAAAAGAAATTACTAAGGCAGATACTCCATTATTAGCACATTGTACACCACCTGCTGTACTAGCTATTGTTGCAGAATACGGGTCAATATTAATACTTCTCCCGCCAACAAATGTTCCAGCATCATTAAATAATCTTATTAAAAGATTACCTCCCGTATCTACATTTAATTTCCAATTATTACCTGTTACATCACTAGGATTTCTTAACAACAGTTCAGAACTGAATATAGGTGGAATCCCCGCACCTTGTGATACTAATACTTGTCCTTTAGGTGCAGTAGGTAATGAACCCCCACCACTACCACCTGAAGAATCACTACCTACGTTTATAAATATACTATTTGCCATTATAATTCCTAATTACAAACAAGGAAGATATATGCCGCACCACCAGCCATAGCGACAGAAATTCTTGCTCGAATAAATGAAAAAGAACCTGTAATATGAATTGCTTGTTCACTGTCTGCACCTATAGTACTTAGGTCTATAGTTGAAATTATAGACCAAGCAAATGTACCTCTTACATCTGTAGGGTCCATAGTTTCTTCAATTACTAACGCTCCTGAACCGCTTCCTTCATGTAAAGCATGAATTCTAATACTAGTACAGGAAATGGGGATAGCTATAGTATCGCCTTTTAAAAGACCCTCTACATTAGTAATACGTTTCGGAAACATCTGAATAGGAACGCCTTTAGAGGCAGCTACAGGCATGTTATTCCTTTACGTAAATCGCATCATAAACTTCTTCATCTTTCTTATTTGGAGAATAGAATATGAAATTAGGACCATTAGGTTTCGCTTCAGTGTTATCCTTAGGTTCCATATTCTTAATAATAACTGACATATCCTTTGCTAGTCCTGATAGTGTCTGTACATTAGCTCCGCTTATTTTATCTTCAGTCATATGATGCAGTGCGAGTAATAGTTTCTTCCTTGCTTTATTACTTACCCTACTTTTCGCATCGGTTATGAAGTTATTATTTACCTTTTTATCATACGATGCAGTGGATGTGGAACCGTTAGTATATGCGCTTACACTTGACTCAGATATACCAAAAGACTTAGCCAATTCAATAGCAGATGGCCTACCTTGTGATATAGCTGTATCTGCTATAATATTACGTAGAGTATTAGGTACTTCTACATTACCAACACCTCTACCTTTTTCAACAGACGTAGGTGGTTTTATATCAAGTTCAATAGGAGCCGGAACTTTAGGTGGAACAATTTTATTTAGTTCCAGTTCCTTATCAAATTCATCATCAGATACTATCATCATTCCCATATCATTATCCTACCATACAAAGTGAGATTATACAAATGTGCTAAAACCTGACGTTAGAAAATAATCCAACACATTCATTACTTTATCAATCTGTTGTGTATCTGCTGATGTATGTTCCAGTGTATATTTCATATATTTATGAACATCTTCCTTAGTATATGGACCAGGTGGAATAGGTTCCATTCCATACATCACTGGAATAGGTGGTTTTCCTTTTAGTGTAGCTACAGCCTTATCTCGTATATCCACATCAGTAGATTTACTAATCGCCCGGTGAAATTCAGTATCACCAACATTAACTGTTAGGTCTTTTGATACATCTCTTGAAACAGGCATCTTAGATTTCCTTTCTGGTACTATCGTTTCAATGTCTCTCATTTTAAGTTTAGTCCGTCCCTTAGTCTTACGTGTTACTATGTCTTTCTTAACATTATGTTTTCTCTTGGTCATATATCATAATTAATAATTATATTAGCTCATATTTCAGTCCAGAGTCCCAGCCGAGGGGTATTGTACCATATCGGAAACTGAAAGTCAAATCGATGAAACATATATACTATTCTATGTAACTGATATTATGGGACCCTTATATATTTTGTTACTTTGTCATGAATACTCTATCTGCCCCTACTCATCGTGTATAAGGAAGTTATAAATATAGAGGTACTCCAGGGTACTCTATATGACTCCATATGACACTATATGACTCTATAACTTGGCATTCTTTATGCTAATACATCATTCATGCCAATAAATTGTACCATTTCAATACACTCGTGTATAATAATAGAACATATGACATGGCACACGATATGCTATAGCAACATACATGCCACAAAATAAAGCTTGACGGGACACTAGTTCTATGTTTGGTTGACTTTAGTCTGATAGTTCATATGTGAAGTATGTACGTTTTACATAGTTCAGGTATGTACCTTTACGATTTACGTAATAGTTCATATATGAACCTTAATTCTTTCTGAAGTTTTGTTCAGACTACCTAGTTCTAGTGGCATGTGAATTGCTATAGCATTAATCGTGCCACTCGATATGTACCATTTTAATTAGGTAGAATAAAGTATATCATTAGGTAGAATAGTATTATATGACCTGTATAGGTGACAGTTCCGTTTTAGTACAATGTGTAAAATCATTAGGAAAAACGTGTCCTATTTTGAGATTCTGCTGTATCGAAACAAAACAGATTTTTTGTCCTCGTTTGGTTGACTTCCTCAATACGTGACAAAACAGGCCCAAAAACCCTAGCGTTTTGATGGGTAGACTTGGCAGGCGGTATGCTACTATATATTCTATTATTGTGCGCTGGCGCGGGGCGAACCCGCAGGAGATGACTACAGAGTAAAATCGACACACGCCCCATCCCTATAGCATCTAGGTCAAGAATGCCGGTTTACTGTTACCGATAAAACACAGGCCGATAACCCTAGGTCAATTTATCAACAATGGGTGTTTCTATCTAATGGGAATATACGTTAGTCACACGTATAGCATTAGGTATCTCATGTTCATACTCTCATTGAAGTATTAATTACATTATTGATACTTGAATGAGAGTATAAACTCTCACTATGGCACAACGTCATAGGGTTAATGGAGAATGACACAATGGCTACACCGACTGCTATCAAGGTTCCCAAGTTCGATATCACGAAGCTTGCCGTTAAGGAAAAGGTTAGCAAGTTTACCTTTACCGTCCCGGACACACATGCTGAAGCTGGCAAGAAGATTGAGAAACCTTTCTCATTCTACGAAGTGGCTGAGGGCGATAACGCTACGGCACAGGCTATCATTGACGGTAAGGGTTGGAACCTGCCGGATATGGTTAACGAGTTTCTGAAGAAGAATGCTCGCGCTAACGCATATCAGACAGCTACCATCCCTTATAAGCCTAGCGAAGTTTCCGAGGAAACTGTGCAGGAGCGCATGATTAAGGACTATATCCGCATGGGTATGTCTGAAGACATGGCACGCGCTACGGTCGTTAACACTCTCAAGGCTTTGGCTGAGGGAAAGCTTAACACTGAGTCCGACACAGAGTAATACTCTGTAAGGTGTATGCGAGTCTCTGACTTAATATTAGAGACTCGCACTACTCTTAAAGCATTCAATACAGATTGAGTGTTTTAACGGTAGTTAACATTGTGAGGTATGAACTGATGAAAACTGAATGGGAAATTCGCAAGGCTATGATTGCGGACTTGCAAAGACTTGGTATCTCTTTTGCCAAAGCTTTTCTGATGGTAGAAAAGATGTTGGAACAAAAGTAAAATGTTCCAAGTAATCGCTACTCCGCCATTGTCAAAAGATACAACCGTTATCGCAAAGGATGTATCTTATCAGGTAGCCATTGCACTCAGGAATATGGCTATCAAAAACAATTTCCGCAATATTGAAATTGTGGAGAACTTTTACGGTAGTCTGAAAAACTACCTACGGGAGATACAAGTAAAGTGACTGTTATTATTACTCACCATGGGCCATCCTTCACTGATGAATGGAAGGAACCTACGAAGATTGAAAATGTGCGTATGGTTTCGGCATATCCCCATAACACAAAAGATGGATATGCGGAAATCATCGTATATTACAATGACCATACTAAAGAAAACATACGACTCGATACGTTGTATGCTTTCACTATGGTAACGGAGTAACATACAATGAGTATGTATATCGACGACTCGTGATGTTAGTATGAACATGAGAACAATATAATATTACGGCCTACCGTAATTAAAGAATCGTAACTGATTTTTTAAAACGGGTGATGGCCTGTAATCCGAATACCATCATTTGATACTTGGCATAAGTATTGCATAAAGAGTAAATCTGACATAGCGAAAGGTTGACTAATATTATGGCTACGTCATATACTCATGGCTCATGATATTAGCTTCGCTAACTAGACTATGACTCATGATATGTATGTAAGATATAATAGTAGTGTCCTCAATAAATGACACCATGAATTCCATCAATGTACCATGTGTGACATCTCAAATAATACCAACTCATTATGCATGACATTATGAAATTATATTAATCACTACTCCAATATATTATATCTCATGCCAACCATACTTTTAAATTACATTCTTATGGATAATGTATGCAAATTTAGATTTTCAGTCTACTTCTCGTATGTTTCTAGTATGTTCCTAGTGTATTCCTAGTGTGTCTCTCGTATGTTCCTCGTGTGCCGAAAGGGGGTTAAATGACTCATTATCAAGGGTTTAACCAATAAGTACCCTCTAGGACCAACTAGTATTAGGCCTATAAAGTGATATGTGAGTGGCCTATTTAGTGGACATGGTTGTTAATGGAACACTGTCCTACTTATGAGACATACATGAAAGGGTAAGCATAATGTATGCCATGACGGAAGGGGTTTTATGTCTTATTTTATATATTTTTTTTTAGATTATACTAATAGCTAATAGTGCAATTAGGACTTACTTGATATCGCCTCAAATGCCCATTTTTGCCGGGGGTACTATATCCCCTTAAGAGTACCTATCGACTAAGGTCCATCGATTCAGTCACTTACGGCCAAACGACGCACGAGAGATACACGAGAAAATGACTAGGAACACACGAGAGATACACGAGAGAAACACGAGAAGGATTACTGAAAACACGATTTCATATACCTATCACTAACTTTTAAATTCCTGTCTATGGATTGATACCAATATACTGATATAATTCATAAAATAGGTTCAATATGGGTATCTTTTAGTAATAATAATTAGGTATATGGCAGCCGACCTAACCGATTATCACTATATCTAGAGTACGATATTGGTACCCATAACACACTATCGTGCATGACAAAACGATACACTAAGATAGAACTACATGACATGACATTTATAATATGGGTGACAAAAAAATAAAAGTGTCACCTGTTTAGGACAGTGTGCGAAAAGTAGACAAATGTCTCACAAAATGGAACAGTCAATTTATTGACACACTACCTGTAGTGGTGTCGGATTTCCGACACACTATATATTGTGGTTTGGACTACGGCATAAGGTTTGCACTCTTAGTCGGTAAAAACTACTTCCGCGTCTAGGCAGATTATTATTATGGCAGCTACAATGGAAAAGAAACACTACGATAAGGCAGTATATTGGTTACTGCCGAATGATGGAGCACCGTTTAAGTGTGTCGATTGTGGTAAGGATTTTCATCACACTAAGGTGATTCTTACACAGATACCGAAAGATGATTCTCGCGCCACTATGTGTTATGACTGTGTAGATGAATGGTGGCTGGCTAATGCTACCAATTTGGGAATGTTTCCGTTCTAACTGTTAGTACTACTTAGGAACAACTACTATGGAATACAAGTACGACACAATCGAATACGTCATTGAACACACACTCAGAGACATCATGAGATTGGATTCACAATACAATCTGTTGAAAAAGATTGTTCACAATCCAGACTCAGATATGGATGTAAAACACATTGTCAGATTGACACGAATGATTTGCAACAATGTCAATCGAATCTTTGAATTGTATCCGGTGGTAAGGCCGGAATATGTTCAATCGGTGCCTCGCGTTCCGAGACTCATCAAACACTAGAGTAAACATTCTACAGGATACTCAATAACGTATTGAGTGTCCGATAGAGTGCTTAGTCTATTACAACTAGTAAGGAGAGAATAGTGAGATTTAACTTTGAAAAAATGCCTTTCATTCACGTTCATTGTGTAAATGGTATTGTTGCTATGCCAAAAGTTTGGTTTGGTGATGATGCTTTTTGGAATGGTCATAACTGGCAGTCACAGGAAACTGTAGACTATTGGTTCGATGGTATCGACCCTAATCCTGTTCCTGTTCTTATTACAAAGAACTATGATTGGTGTGAAAAGTGTTATAGTTCTTTTTGTTCATGTTTCTAACTAAGGAATAACTAATGCGAAGCAATATTCATTACCTGACTCATACCAATGAGTCCATTACTTTCACTAAAGAAGGTGTATGGATTCAGCCGATTGGTGATAGTCCTTCCTATAAGTTTACGGGCACACCTGCTGAACTCATTCAGATTCTTATTCATTACGCTGATGAATCTGATATGAATTGTATCTTCAAGGTAGGCATTTCACGATACTATTTCAAACCATTGGAAGTTAGATATACCACATGGCGTGAAATGTTATCTATGCCTGATGGTGTTCCGCCGGGTCAATACATCATTGAATGTGATAATGACATTACATTCTTTGCTGAAAAGCGATATAACCACTCTATGATTGAGTACTCGTTTGAATAATATCAAATAGAAGGATAGGACTGATGACAAAGACATTCACCATTAAACTTCGTGGCACAAAAGCAGAGTTAGACCGTGCCGATATCTTCCTGAGAATGGTTAAAGACCTTAATAAGATGGGTCTTAATATTGACCAAGCTATTAAGATGGTCGTAACTATTGGTATTGAGATTCCGGAGATTGTGAAATAATGAAACTTGCGACTGGTAAACTAAAAGTTCGTGATGGTATGAATAAGGAAGTGGAATACACTTTCACATATGAGCATCTTGATACCAGAGCCGATGCTCTTGAATATGCTGAAAAGTATGGACTAAACCTCGCTAGTCTCGTTACTGATGTACTGAGAACTAAAGCTCGCGCTCAGGCATATGAACAGATTATTCACACTATGAGGAAACCTAATTATGAATAAATATGAAATGACCGACACCACTAGTGATATCAACATTGTATTCAAGAACAATGTTCGTGTGTTCGCCGGACTAAAAGAAGAATGCATTGCATACATCGCATTCCATGAATCCTTCGATGGTATATGTGATGCTATTTATGCTGATAATCATCCAGATTTCAGACTTGTTGCTAAAGGTCTGGTTCTTATCTGTGATGCTTATTGGAATGACGTTCTTACTAAGGATGAATTTATAGATTACACAACCAGACTTAGTGAAAAGTATCTGCTTTAGGTTTTGTACAGGATACTCATGAGAGGTGAGTATCCGATAGAACACCTAAACAGGAGATAACATGGACACAAGACTTTACGATGAATACATGATGTGGCGTAAACAAGGATTACGCGCCATCACAGCATATGGTATTAGTAAGTATGGATTCTCATTCATACTTGATTACTTATTATAGTAGTAAGCAATATTAAGGAGTATTAAGCAATGAACCACGCATTCCAATCCTCACAGTTAGACAAAGAGAAATGTGGTATATGTAAGTATAATTTCTTACAACACAGTGCTCTTGCAGAATGTCAAGCATGCAAAAACATTGGTCCAGTCAATCCTGTAAAGACTATACTGATGTGTGAGTCATGCGAGACAAAGGAAATCACGGCAACATTAGAGGCTAATAAGCCCGAGAATGTTAAAGCTAGAGTAGATGCTGTACAGAATGCATTCACAGTAGGCAATGGTAATGGTAATGCTAAGATTGCAGCCATTAGTCATGAAGCCTCGCGCATCTTACATAATGAGATATCTGTACGTGAGGATATCTTCAATGCTCACACTAAATCTATCCATGCGTTAGACCAAGAGTTACATTCTGACCCATCCATCAACAATCCCAATTATGTACTAGCCGAAACAATCATGGCTAGTATTAAGAATTTTCAAGATGTGATGTTTGATGGTATGGCACTTGTTGTAAAAGCTGGTAATGAACAGCGTGCAGCAATAACATATCTCAATCAAATGGCTAATAGGCTTCGCGTTGAAGAACGTGAAAAGCTTAAGATTGAAGACCTAAACTATAAGCCTCTCCCGCCTAAACTTGCTAAGGTTGGTATTAATAAGATAGGTAGACCGGCTGGCTCATCAAACAAGTCTGAGAAACCTACTAAGAAATACAAACTTAAGATGTCAGAACTTCATGCTGCAATGAAGGAAACAGGACTACCGGGACATATTATTGCCACGCTTAGTATGAAGGGTCAGTCTATTGAGGAAATTAAGAAGTGGCATTTCGCTAATATGGCGAAGATGAAACTAACTAAGATTCCCAATCCTGACAATATTCCCGGAATTGAATCTGCACTTCCTATGGTAACTGAACCTAAAGTAAAACCAGAAATTGTAGATGAAGAACCCTACAATATGGATGACGAAGACTAACTACTCATTGAATAGTAGGAAATAGAAAAATGGACAGAACTGTAGCGTCAAAATTCGTTCGTGAACATTTAGATAAACACGGACTAAAAGATTGGAAAGTCAAGATAACTACTGACATTAAACAATCTTTTCTTGGATTGACCGTTTATAAAGATAAGACCATTATCATAAACGCTCACCATGTAGACATTCATCCTGATGAAGAATGTAAGGATACATTTCTTCATGAAGTGGCTCATGCATTAACTCCCGGTCATAAGCATGATGCTGTATGGCAAGATAAAGCTAAAGAGTTAGGGGCTAGACCTACTGTATGTTCGCATCTTGAAATTCCTGAACATGTTATTGATGCCATTCGCTCAGGCGAAATGGTGGAAATGACAATAGAGGAAGAAACATACGTAGTCAAGCGTCCTAAGTTCACTATCACACGTTTACAAGATAAGTGTCCTGAATGTGGTAAGGTAGCTGAGGAAATATTCGCTATCGAAACTACACTTCCTAGTGGAGATGTAGTTAAACTCATCACATTAAAGTGTTTCCACATAATCAAAAAGATTATACCGAGGGGAACACCATTTGAAAAGATGGTATCTAATGATTGGCAAGATGCTATCAAAGGATGCAAACATAAGTTCGTTAAACATAAGTGTATTCATTGTAACGAATACTGTTTGATGGACTTTCAGGTTAAAGGTGCTCAGTCGGCAGAGAAAGGATTGAGCATACAGAAAGGTTTCGGTATATTCGATGATATGGGTTTGGGCAAAACTGTCCAAGCATTAGCAATCGTAAGATATCATCTTGAATATACTCCCACGCTGTATGCTGTTAAATCAGCTATTAAGTTTAACTGGTTTAAACAGATTAATCGATGGCTTGGACCTTTGTTCATGCCACAGATTATCCAAACGTCTAAGGATTTCCTGATTCCCAATCTTAGGTCATATATCATTTCATATGACTTGTTGAAAAGATTCCCTCGCGAAAAGATTGAAAAACTAAACATAAAGTTAGTAGTATTAGATGAGTGTCAACAGATTAAGAATGTTGACTCGGCTAGGACACAAGAGGTTCGTAAGCTTGTGTCTAATCCTACTTGTAAAGTATTAGCACTATCCGGCACACCTTGGAAGAATAAGGGTAGTGAATTCTTTCCTGTTCTTAATATCATGGACCCGATTAAGTTTCCGAAATATCAGGGATTCCTTGATAGATGGGTAGACTTTCAATGGGTTGGTGATAAAAAGAAGATGGGTGGTATTCGTAATATTACCAAGTTCAAGGAATATACTGATGCACTCATCATCCGTCGTGAATTCAATGAAGTTATTGATGAATTCCCGGATATCAATAGGATGAAACTGCCGGTTCTGTTAGACGATTTATCACAATCATCCTATGATGATGAAGTAAGTGAATTCGTCAAATGGTATAATGAAGCAGTTATTGGTGGTGAGGAAGATAGCCTTAATGGACTAGAAATGTTAGCCAAAATGTCTCGTATGAGACATATTACGGGCCTCGCAAAAATACCAGCTACGCTCGGATTTGTTGAGGAATTTGTTGAGGATACTGATAAGAAGCTGGTTATTTTCCATCATCATATTGATGTTGGGAATATCATGTATGACTCACTCACTAACACCAATAAAAACACCAATCCAGACTATTATGAATTGGCTCAGACTCTTGTAGATGAGAACATTGAGGTAATGAAGTTAGATGCTACAAAGTCTGATGGTGAACGTTTTACTATTGGTGAGAACTTCAACTCATGTAAAAGAGCTATATTGATTGGTAGCACTATAGCATCAGGTGAGGGTATCGACTTACAGACATGCGCTGATTGTGTTATGCATGAACGTCAGTGGAATCCTCAGAATGAAGACCAAGCCGCACCCGGTAGATTTAGACGTATTGGTCAAAAGTCTAGTGTTATTAATATTTCCTTTGCAGAAGCAGAGGGAACTATTGATGAACACTTTGATGCCATTGTGGAACAGAAACGTAAGTATTTCCACAGTGTAATGAATAAGTCAGATATGCCATCGTGGGACCAGAATGAGATTGGTAAACAGTTAGCTGAACTCATTGTGAATAAGCATAAACAGAAAAACAAGGGTAAGAACAAGCCTGTTGTTAAGAGGGAACTGGCGAAATACTAACATGAATATCGATATTCTGACCAAACTATTAGGAGAGGAATATCTTGAATATCAGGATAAAACTCTCAAGTTTATTGACCATATCGAGGCAGGATATCATACAAGATTCTTGTATAGTATGATGCCTAAATTTCTATTGGAAGCAATGGCGACAACTATAACTCATTGTTTCCTTAATCACACATCGCATCGTAGGGCAGCACTTATCATTATCGCTAATTGTATGATTCTTGATAAGAAGGCTGATACGATACTTGATTAAATTTGTAAGGAAGTACTGAAAAATAAACCTGTTGCTAATAATTGGGTGAACTGATGAAATTAAATACAATAGAAAAAGCCTTGATAGAACATCAGATAAATAAAGATACTGTTTGGTGTCAGTATCATCTAATTCAGCATAATGAAAAAAGAGAGGCTACAGGAACATTCGTAATACAAGGATATACAGTTCCTACTTGTATTAAATGTTTGAATGAACGAGTAGACCTAGTAGAATGTTATGAACCAATCAAACAAATGGAGTATATCAACATTCTAAAAAGACTGATTGAGAACAGCGATAGGATGGAAGATAGGTAAGAGATGAGAACAGCATCATATTCTACCGTAACCTTAGTGGATGATTGTAATAATACCATAGGCTATGGCTATATTATGTTTGCTGATGCAGAACTGATTGGGCCGGTTCTAGTAGATTTAAAAGGTAATCCCCTTGATACATTCGAGTGGGATAAGATTATTCAAAATAAGGTGATACTGGTTGTATACAATGAAACAATCCACTAATCCGTTGACTACACTGAAAGACCTTGAAGTATATTACCTCACTAATGTGAGTAATGATGATTCATCTATGCAGATGAAGATATTCATTGTGATGCTCATATCCATGCTTATTAAGATGGAGGAACGGGTTGTAGTTCTTGAGTCTATTATTACTAATGAGGGACGAATTAGGAGTATTAAATAATGAATGCCCATCCTTTCACACTACCTATTATCATGTGTCATTGTGCTAAGTGTAATACAGTTACACCACATGAAGAAGTATATGATGACCCATACTTTGAGTATGGATTGTGGTGTAAAGTATGTGATATGGTATGGGAAGCAGTTCTTCCTAATGATGAGGTGAAAAACTGATGGGTTACTATAGTTTATTCTGTCATTGCGCCTCGTGCCATACACCTATGTTGTGTAATCCTGACTTGGTACCATCTATCAGGATTAAAGGTGTTAAGGAACCTGTA